CGCTCTGCAACTTCACGATGTGTGTCACCAATTTTTACGAGCCCGGGTTTTTGAACTACTTCAAGAAAGTAAATTTTATTAACACCCTCAAGAATGCTTGGTGCTTTGAAGTTTTTTAGTTCTTCAACTTGGTTCATTAATGTTGACATCGGTTTCGGCTCCCGACCGTTTCTTTAACTTACTATTCATAATAGCACAGATGCTGATAGCGTCAACCATTATGAGCTAACAGTCATCTCTTCGATCATCTTCTTTAGCTCACGAACAAGTTTGCGATTTGACTCATAAACCATTTCTTTTACGTCACCTGAATCATCGGTAACTGCTGAAATAAAGCCATTAGCGGCTCTGCGAATTTCTACTGATTCAATCATTATACTCTCCATTAAATTAACTTATTCCATTATAGTAACACAGGTACTCTAGATGTCAACCGTACCTGTCACTATTTCGTAAATCTCTTTCCAGTTTTTTACAAGTGGAACTTCAGTATTATCCATGTTAAATCCATGCTCCACCAGCAACGGCTTTAACCCTACTTTAAGTCCAGCAACAGCATTTTCTGGTTTATCTTCAATCCACCATAGTCCACTGTCTGCAAACTTAGCAAGTGCTCGATCTTTATCAGCACCAGTAGGAAGGCATGTAACTTCTGAGAAAGTTCTTTCACCAAATAGTTTGGCTAAGTTCTTTACACGAAGTTTCTTAGCATACTTGTTGGTGCTCAAACTAGTAATAGCAATAAAGTCCCAGCCTTCGTCTGCTAGCTTAGTAACATACTGAACAGCATCACGCAACGGTGGAAGGAAACCAATCGCCGCACTATCGTTAAAGATCTTAATTAGTTTACGGCCTTGCTCTAGCTCAATTCCATACCGCTCACCGATGTTATAGATAACGCTGGATTCTTTAATCTTGGTATGCCCATGCTCTTCCATAAAGCAATCAAATGCATACTCCCAGTTTAAGACCACGCCGTCGCAATCTACCAATAGTGTTTTTTTCATATTCAATCTTTCATCTGTTTTAGTTTATATCTTACTATAGCACATATCCGGCGTTAGTCAACCATTTTCACTACTGGAAATTCAGCATATTTTGCACGACGGACTCCAGTTGAACTACGACCATGTCGGAAACCAACAGCCATGCCATTCTTAAGTTCTACCCAGTACTCCACATCTTTTTGTTCGCCGGGCCATCCGTAGTTACTGCCGTGTCGCATTTTGATAACTTGGTCAGCATATTTCATTGCTTCGATGTCACGGTCCTGATACTTTCGCATCTTCCACCAAGGGTCAAAATCTTCTGCGAGGGTTAGGTTACTTTTCATTATCTTTCTCCACACTGTAGTCATTTCAGGTTATGTGCAATAAGTGAATTATTCTGCTGGCGTATCAAAGCAAGCCAGCCCACCTGAGCCGCCGTCAGTAGCATTAAACACACAGGTCTTGCCTACTGCTTTTAGTTCATAAACATAGCCACGGATATTAAAACCCTGCGCTTCAATGGCAAACATCTTTGACGGTACTGTTTCAGCAAACATACCTGATAGTTTGGTCCATAGCCCTGCTTGAGCAGTGCCCGCAGTAACGGCAACTGATACCACAGCAGCAATTACGATTGTTGAGATTGTTTTTTTCATTAAATAGGCCTTTCGTTAATATTAGGTGGAATAGTTAAATTCTGAGATTGTGATGATCGTACCACAGTATGATCACCATTGGTAATCGTTTCAAACGTGCCGCAACCCAGTGTGCACTTCCGTACATTCTTAACACGCTCTGGGATGGCACACCCTGCCAGCATACTTGATGCCAGCAGGGCCATAACCAAGGTCTTCATCTTAATCCTCCATCTCCATCGCTTTAACGACATATTTGCCAAAGCGATCAAAGAACTCTTTGAAGTGTTTGAGTTTGTTGGGCTGGAACGGAAGGTTGTAGTTAGTAATAGCAGTCCGTGCACCCATGACAGTCATCTCAGTTGGGAAATGATCCATCATAAAGCGGAAGAAGTTGTCTGCCATTTTATGCCATTTTTCAGCATCCTTCTTACCAAAGTCGTCATATGCATCCTTGAGTTCGTAGCACATGCCAATGGTAAGAGCATACTGGGCGCTGATCTCTTTAATCTTAAGATCTTTAACCTTGCCAGCAAGGATGTCTGCAGGCATTGGCATATCTTTGGCAACCTTGCGATGTGCCATAAACTTAATCGCAATGCCTTCACCTACACAACCGCTAACTAAATCAGTTAGACGATCATCCGCCATGCCCGGCTTCTTAACAAAATCGCTAACATAAGTCCAGGTGCGCGGTGCAGCAAATGACCGCCCGCTTGAGCGTGGATTAAAGTCACACAAGTCGCCTTTGGCAAACGAGCAATAACCAATTACGTCTTCGTGGATCTTGTTGTTAACGGCCCAGTTCAACCAGCTATCAAAGTCTACACGAACTTCAAGGTGGACAAAACGGTTAGCAAGCGGGCTAGGCATACGGTAAGTAACACCCTTGTCGCTTTCACGGTTACCAGCAGCAACAATCACAACATTGTCTGGCAACTTGTAAGTACCAATACGGCGGTTCAGGATCAACTGATACCCGGCTGCCTGTACTGCTGGTGCTGCTGAGTTCATCTCGTCCAAGAACAAGATAACAGTATCATACTGACTGGCTAGTTCTTCGTCTGGCAAGTCTACTGGTGGCGCCCACTTCATCTTACCTGAGTCACGATCAAAGTAAGGCATCCCACGTAAATCTGTGGGCTCCATAAGAGCAACACGAACATCTACTAGATGGGTATTACCCAGGTATTCGTTACGGGCAATCTGCTCCATGAGCTCTGACTTACCAACCCCTGGCAAGCCCCATAAAAACACCGGACGTTTGACCTCAAAAGCATCGAGAATACGAGTCTCTGCTTCTGCAAGGGTAACTGTTCTGCTGTCTACTGCTTCTGACATTTAAAATCTCCTTGTAAAAAAACTATAACTAACAATAACACACATCTGTTTGATGTCAACCGTTTCAAACTGCAATTTTCATATCAATTGCAGTACGGAGAACACTTACATAACGGTCAAATGCTGCCATGTAACGATGGGTTTGGCCAACTGGATCAATCGCCATGTACACATCAGCGTCAACATAATCCCAGTTTACAGTGCCGTCTGCACGGTAATTTTCCATGTTTTCACATGCCTTGTTAACTTCCGTCATTACCATTCTGTCCATCTTAGTAAGTTTTGTCATATCATTTGGTCCTTTGTTTGTGTTTTCTAACTATAACCATAGTAGCACAAACTAGCGGATAGTCAACCGTTTCCAGTTAAATTATGCCTTAATAATCTAAAAATGAACGTAACTTACGAGCATGTGAAGGATGTTTGAGGGTGCGCAATGCACGAGCTTCAATCTGACGAACTCTTTCTTGCCCAACATTAAGCACTTTGCTTACTTCAGATAGAGTATAACTTGTGTTTAGATTCATACCAAAACGCATACGTAGTACACGTTCTTGACGGGGACGCAAATAAGATAGTACTTCAGTAACTTTTTTCTTAAGATTAGCGTGTATAGCTTGGTCTTCTGGTGTTAATGCTGGAACATCATATTGGTTAATTGACATATTATTTGGTCCTCGTTTGTGTTTTCTAACTGTAACCATAGTAGCACATATTAGCAGATCGTCAACCAGAACAGGTAAAAAAAGTGCTGGATTACAGCACTTTTTAGGTGGATTATTTGCTATGCTGCATAGTAGAGTTTGTTAAATTCCTCTTTAAATGCAGAAAGTATTGTGTGATACTCTTGTATATTTTCTTTTGTGTCTTTTGTGTACACTAACATAAAAGTTTCAATATCAAATAAATCCCAATTTATGTTACCAGTTTTTGTGTTGTAATTTGCGTCATTTTCCATTGCAGTTTTTATTGCTTCTGCTACTTTTATTTGATAATCAGTTTCAATAAGCATTTTATTTGGTCCTCGTTTGTGTTTTCTAACTATAATCATAGTAGCACGAACTAGCAGATCGTCAACCAGAAAAGGTAAAAAAAGTGCTGGATTACAGCACTTTTTAGGTGGATTTTAATCCTTGTGTGTGTACATGTATTGCTTGGGATTAAGCGTAGCACAGGGGTGCTTTTTTGCTGTATTAGTATAAACTGCTACAAATTCCTCTTCGCTGGGGAGGTAGGGCAGTTGCATACTAGCATAATCCCCCATTTTTGTTTGTAACGCTAGGGCATTCTCTTGCACACTTGCAGGAACGTTAGGATTAACAGTGAGTTCCCCTAAAAACAGAAAAACTTGTTGCTGTGTGGTAAACTTGGACATTATGCTCTCCTTTAAGTTAGACTTAATACTAACACAGGCTAGCAGATAGTCAACCGTTCTTAGCAAGATCCTTTGCTAATTTTGCAGTTTCTGCTGCTTGTAAATATTTAATAGCCCTTTTGAGACCATCGATATTATCACCAAGACATCCAATGCCTCTGTTGCAGTTCTGACAAATCCAGCCTCTGAATGTATGTGTTTCATGGCAATGATCTAAGACTATGCCATCAAATTTTCTCTTTCCATGAGTAACAGAGCCTTTGCTACAGCAACATTCACACACAGCATTTTTTGGTTTGGGAAATTGTTTTTTAAGTTTATATGTGATTGAGCATGCTTTACTTTTGCATTGTTTACATCTTGAGTCATAGCCGCCAAGGCCACCAGAACTATGTGGGTGAAATTCATCGATTTGTTTGTCTATATTACACTTAATGCAAGTTCTTAATTTCATATCAAATCACTCTGCTTCTCAAGTTTCCTTTGCTAATTTTGCAGCCGCTTTTTCTGCGTCACGAGCTTCTTTAGCAATACGTTTTTCTTCCTTAACAGGATCTACCCAGGTACCAGCAATTTTATCAGCAACTTCCTGACGATACTCTGGGCTATTGCGAAACTTATTCTGCACTTCAAAGAACCCCTGCAGGTCAAAATTAACACTGCCCTTGCGGCGAGTAATCTTAGTAATTAGATCATTGATTTCAATTTGAATATTATTCTGTTGTTCCTTAGGAACAGTGCCATTGCGTAGATCTAACTCTAACTTAGACAAATAATGTTGCATTGCGAAGACTGCTTCAGCTGGTTTGCACCACTTAAAGTTGCCTGGCTTATATTTTTCTGACATATTGTATTCCTTGTAAAAACTAATATCAGCTATAATAACACATATAAGCAATAAGTCAACTGATAATGATAAATAAGAGTGTTAAAAGAATTCGCAAGTTGGGACAAGGCGCCAACACGTTCGTCCAGTAGAAATACTAGGGCGGTTTTCTTTGACTAGACGCTGTGGTAAAAGTTTTCTGGATATCTTCTTTTATTTACAGTGCTTGCTTGTTCAGTGTAGGTGTATAGCAATATAAAACTAGCAGCATCAGATTCAGATTTAAAACGAATATCAGCACTGTGGTCTGCCCAGCGTATATTATACCTTTCATTAACGTTGCTGTATTGTTCTTGCATTAATTCCAGGAACGAGTTTTTATTTTCCATATATCCTGGCAGTAACTGCCCATCTTTGTCAGACAAATCAATGTTAACCAGATATTTCCACTCACAGTTTTCCAGTGGTTTGGCGTAAATAAATTTAAACTTTGTATGCATTTAGGAAACTCTGAAAATCTTCATTGTGCATGGCTAGCCAGAAGTATGTTTTCTCTGAAAACAGGATAATTTTTGGCCATCTGCCTGTCATTATAAAATATGGACAATCCATAAACCTATCTAACTCTAGTAGGAACTTAAAGGTAATTCTTTGCTCACGTATATCAACAGTGTATTTTTCTAGTTCTAACTTGTTTACTAAGAAATGGTAACCATTCTCGTTTAACCGTAACCCACCGTTCTCTCTGATGTTTTGCCAAAAAAAACTATACGAGGTACTATCACTAACAGTTAAGTCACTGTTTTTGATAAATGCTTGTGTATACTGGTATTTTGTTAGGGATATACCACACTTCCTTTTTTAAGAAGGACTACAGTGAACTCGTCACAGCCAAAGGCTTTGTTTAGTTTTTTAGCCAGGTTAATAGCATGACCACTATTGCTGAAGCTAACTTTTTTATATTTAGGTCCAGGATAATTTACTAGGATGTTTTGTGATTTTAGGTTAATAGCACGGCCCTTATAATATACAGTCCAAATACCATCGCTAGCTAACACCTGCTCAGATTTATATGTATTCTTGTCAATCTTCTCTAAGAGAACTTCTGGCTTGGGTCTACTCATATGCGTTGTCCTTTTAATTAACTACGCATATATTTATCTATATTTTCATAGAAAAATAGGGCCATTACAGCCCTATTTTAATTTACTTGGTTAGTGAATATTAAAACTTAAACCGTAAACCAGCAGTAATAGCCTGGGTATCCCAATTATCAGTTCCTGATAAATTAGTTACAGTAATATCATCACTGGTTAGATACTGATAACGAGCAATCAAATCAATGTTGTCTGCTACTGCATATCCAACGCCAGCTGAGGCACCGTAAACAAATCCTGCGTCATCTACTGTGCTAACCCCTGTGCCGTCTGCCCAGCCATACCCAAGGTTAATACCAACGAATGGAGTAAACTTGCTGTTAGTATTGATGTCATAGTATACACCAGTTAATAGTGAGTCTACTTCAACTTCACCAAGTGAAGTATTATCTCCACTGGAGTTCCGGACACCAGCAAGATCAACACGAACTTTACCAAAGTCTTTTCCCAAGGCAAGTCCCATTACACTGGAGTTATCACGCCCGTCGTCGGCATTAACAGTTGATCCAAATTGACCTTCAATGTAGTAATTTTTTGCATCTTCTGCATGGGCAGTTGAAGCAATAAAGAGTGCAGCAATAGCTGCGATAGTTGTACGAAACATATGTTATCCTTTCCTTATGTTAACAAGTGTATTGTAGCATAAGGAAGTCGAAATACCTAAAAGTTTCCGGATAATATTTCTATTTGCGTGGGGTTTGCGTTTTCCTGTTCCAGTTCTACAATGCGGTCCTGCAACTCAAGCGTATACTTGATTAGTTTTTGATACTCATTAGCGGCGTGTTGTGCCTCTGATCTAGTAATACTAATACTAGGACTAACGCCAATGGTTGCCTTCTTTACAAACATTTCTAGGTTATTAAAGTTTGGTAATCTCATAGTTTTTTCTGTTTTTCTTGCATCTCAAACTTGCTCATGTATGGTCCAACGAATTCATTCTTGCCTAGAGTAATTAACTTAGGACAATAACTTGGAAGCCATCCGCTTTCAAATTTAATAATATAATATCCAGCACAATAGAAACTCTGACTCTTGGCAGTCTTAGTATACAACGGCAACTTCCGCTTTAAGTCAAAAATGTCATTAAACGGTTTGTGCTTACATGGAAACCCGTGTACGTCAAAGTCCTTGTTTTTATCTTCTGTTGCTACTACTTCGTTGCCAGTAGCAAATTTAATTTCTGTTGAGTCGCACAATGATTTAATATCCGTAAACTTAAAGTTTTTTTGATTAATAGTAAGAACCAAGTCCTGAGTTTTACGCAGGGTGCCAACTTTTTCACCGTTGCGCTCTACGATCCAAAACTTCTCGTCAATAATAGGCTTAGCAAGCAACATCTTGTTCCTTCTCCATATAACTTTTTTGTAACCACTCAGCGTATTTAGGTGCTTCGTCTGCAATACGCTTTAGCTCATACTTACCACAAAACTTTAAAAACTTTGCTCCCACCATGGAATTATTCTTAGGAGCCATTTGATCTTTCATTGTAGAGTCAATAT